CCAGGACTTTCATCACACAAATCAGTTTCCCAAATACTTGCTTGTGTCCACATGACTAGAAGCATATCACTTCCACAACAATCAGAAATGTCATATGCACAAGTGGTTAGAATCATTAAAATCCAAGCCATTTATTTATCCTTCCTGAACGCCTAATTCTTTTTCTAATTCTTCAACACTAGAGGATGGTTTAGGAGCTTGTCTTAGTAATTCTGCTTTCTTTTTATCTTCTTGTTCTAACATTTGTTTCCTAACCGCCCATGTTGTATATCGTGTGGGATTAGGTCTAGTAACATTAACTAATGGTTCATTTACTGGTTCTTGAGTTGGAGGATTCAATAATCTATCCATTAATTTGTTACATTCATCAGTCTTTAATGCCAATTGCATTTTAAGAATATCACATGAGTCACAATGTTTTAACTCTCTAGCTTCTTCAATGCAATGTTCACAATGAGGATTGAACAAACGATGAAAGAAATTAACCAACATATTTCCATCCCATATTACGAATGTATCGTCTCTGCTGATTGATATCTTCCACCGTAGTATCTAAGCGAACCCAATCATAAATATTATACCATTCAAATGCAATGGGATAATATGGACCACGATTCACTCCTTGATACTGTGCTCCACTTCGTAAATAAAATCTACCATCATTAGGACCAAATGGTGCAGATGGGTCATCATCTTTTGGCTGGTCAGGAGGACGACGATAATCCGGTCCTAAATATCTTGCACCAACTTGCCATAATGTATTGTTTGGAGCAATACTATTACCATAATCAAACTCTGCCATTATTCCATCATAGGTAGACATTGGACCATCTGGTGCCCAATCTGCTCCGCCATTACCAACTGGAATATGTCCAGAGTTATGTTCCATCGTAAGATAACCATTTGGAATTAGTTTTCTGAATTGAACTCCAAAATTCGCGATATGTTCTGGTGTAGCTCCATAGAATACACCATCCCATAATCTCGCGTAATAAATATATGGATGTAATCCTTTAAGTAATTCAGTTAAGATTGGTAACTGTCTTAAAGCATTTGGATATCCATCATCCGGATTTTCTCCATTATCTCCATGATATGAAATAATTGGAGTAAATTTATTTTTGAGAAATTCAATAATTAATGCTCTAAACTGAGTAGGTGTAGTTTCATTAATTACTGATGGAATTGCATAAGGCTGTCCAGTTTCATCATAGATAGGTCTATTGTCTTTGAAGAATTCAACAATGATATGCTTATCACCGGCCTGATGCTTTACATCATATACAGCCTGTCTATCTGATTGATTAGATAAACATGCAATAGCAGGTTCAAACCAAGGAACTGTTCCAAGTTGTTTAGTTTTAACAGTTAATCCAGCCGCAGAGATATTAACTCCACATACTTCCTCGCGAGTAGGAATCGGAGGGAGTGTCTTACTATTAGATAGAGTTAAATAACGTCGGCTATCCATTAGTCAAACCATTCAAGAAAGAAATATTGAGTTCCACTAAATGTATTTTTATTTACCATACATTTATTACCAGAACTCCATTTTTCATCTGGTCCGGTATCTGTTTTCAAAAGTAGTTCACCATTAGAATTAACTGATAGATTCTTTCCATCCAGAGTTTGAATCAAATAAGTTCCATCATTATCAGGATGAGGAACTAGATTCGCTGGAGTGATACCAGATAATAATCGTCCATATCCCGTCATTATCGTCTCCTAGTATATCTTCTGACAGCCTGCATTTTATTCTCACCTTCATTAGTTCGCATGTTACGATAGAATGCAGTCCAATCACTAGTATTTTCTAATTTACTTACCAATGCCTGTTGTCTTTGAATCTTCGCAAATTCATCAGCAGAGTCTTTAAAATAATTATCTGCTGTATCTAATGCATAACGTAAATCATCATATGGGTCATCACCTTCAAACTCTGCAATATCTTCTGCAACTTTATCATTCTTAGGCTTATCATAATTACAAGCCTTGATTGATTCAATCATTGCAGGACAGCAGTTTGGATGCCCATCATGATATTCTTCGTTACATTGGAAAATTTGAAACTTAGGTAACAATTCAACTTGTTCAACAGGTTCAAATAAACTTAAATAGGATTCATATTCCTCTTGACTACGATTCCTATTCAGCCACATAGCATATGATTCATTATACTCAACGTGTTCAGTCTCAGGCATAGTAGGCCGAGGCTTCCAACGTAAATACTCATGAACTAACATCTTAGTGGCTACTCTACTACCTGCACTATTATGAGATAATTCTATTGGTCTACCTAATTCAGTTTCAATCTGCTGTTGGATTGTATGTTCTAATCCTCTGTCTTGTTTAGCAGATTGACAGAACTTAACTACTCGCGGTTCTTCATCATCAACAAATTTCTTAACTACTGGACCCCATTCTGCAATCTTAGTTTTATACCAAGTCAACTCTCGATATAAGTAAACTCTACCATTGGGTGAAATAGCATAGAACCCAATGTAACACATCGCGGCAAAGCCCCAATCTCCTATTACTAACTTGGGCCACCATGATGGAATGTCAAATGGTGGAATGACATGTAATGCATTATCAGGTTCATCATAGTATTTTTTATCTCTGAACTCATCAAATACTTGGCCCTGGTATGCTGACCAATCTCCAAACTTCTTTGCCTTACGTTCTGCTTCAGGTCTACCATCTAATGACTGAGAATAAGTTGGGTCGATATGTTCAATATTATCTTCTAGAGTCGCGTGGATATAAATTCTTTTATTTCCTCCCTTTCCAACGATAATTTTTCCACCTTCTTTATAAGGGTCGACAAATCTCTTTTTAACGAATAAATGACCCACACCTCCAGGCATACCAGCGCCGCGGGTAATAGAAGGAAGATTAGAATCTTTGGGGGAGCGATTACGCTCAAAAGTAATATATAGATAGATATACTCGGTGCAGTTAGTAAGTTCATCGGGCGTAAATAGCGAGATTTCCATAGAGTCATAGTTATGAACATCCTTTTCTTGTTCACAATGTCCCAGGAATATCATCGCCCCCGCATTACGAGCACCACTTCCAAATTGGTCTTTTCTTGGAAAAGTCCAGACCATATCAGTTTGATTAAATGTTGCACCAAATTTAGGATATATTTCTCTACTACGTTGAACTATTTCTTTCTTTAGGTCCGGATAAGTCCGACGCATAAAGACTTGTTTGAACAATGGATTCTCATGCCAACGATGCACAATACCATAAACAAGTAACACGTCAGACTTACCCGAACCAGCACCACCACCATAAAATCCTTCCTTTACAGTAGTGGGTATTGCTAAAAATTGCGCTTGCTTAGGATTCGGTTTCCAGAATCCCTTATCGAAACTCATTACTTCTTATCAGTTGATTCAGGAGTTTGACTCTTATGAAGCATATTAGTGATATCAACTGCAACACTAATAGCCTTTGATGCATCATTAGTCACTGCATTAGTGTCGACTACTTCTTTACCAGCAGCAGCATTAGCCGTAGCTGCACCAATAGTCACAAGATTAGTTGCATGTGCTAATTTTTCAGGACCACTCGCACCTTTCATTTGCTGTGCTTCAGTAATACCCTGCACAACTAATGGACCAACAGGAGCTAACTTCGGATTAACGAATGGAAGCACAATCGGAACAACCATCTTAACTAATCCTACCCAATCCATGATTCACTCCTTTGTTATGGAATAGTATTGAACATATCATGATACATCTGATGGATTTCAGGATGGTCCTGCCATCCGGTAGGTCTAGAACCATCAGAGAATAGAATTATTCCACCATTCATTTCACTAAGTATTTTACTGTAAATCGGAGGAAGTGATTTCAAATCTTTAGTATTTGAATCATTTGATGTATAGACCTGACCAGCTAAGATTGATTTACCAGCTTTCACACTATTACTTCTAATGCGATTCTCAAAATCAATCTGTGATTCCCAAGTCTTTTGATATGCTTCTACGATTTTAATTGGACAAATTGGAACACCAATCTTTTGTGCATTGTATGTCCAGTATCCACCAACTGGAATGTTTGGTTCTTCCTTTTGTGCCTGTAGAGTGAGTTTATTTAACTCATCCAAATTACTATCATCACTCGCGGCTATATATCGAAGGACAATATTTCCTTTATTATCCTTTAAATACATCCGACTACTAACTTCCAAATTACAGTTAGATGGTCTATCAGAAGATGGATTACCGAATGTATAGAATCCAAAGTAGATTGGTCTATTAATCGGCGTAAGAACTGGTTGAGGTAATGATTGAAATGGAGGAAATTCATTATAGTAAGCTAAATTATTTATAGTCCATGAGCAACATGCCCATTTATTATTTATTTTATCATAAGCCAATCTAGGATTCATTGCTGGTGCATCTAATGCATTGAATGCATTACTACTACCATCAGTATAGGCGCCACCAGCAATTCCACCTAATTGACCTACTATGATTCCATTATATTCAGTAGTTAGAAGAAATGTATCTCCATTAATTGTTCGAGAATAGTATTCATCAGACCATCTTAATTCTTCTCTTTCACCATCTGGTGATGTAACTTGGGTCCATCCATTTGGTGTCGTTCCATTTCCTCCAGGCCATGTAGGAATAGAAAATGGACCAGCATAATTTAATCCATGTGGAGTTTCAGTTACTTTAACATAATGAGAATTATCTGTTTGAACAAATATATCGAATGCTGCTCCATTCCATCTAACAGCAGGAGGCCCAAAACAATATGAAGTCCAGTTATAACATCCACTCTTTCTAATTACTAATAAGCCTTCACCATTTTGGCCCTGTCCAACTGCCGTAATATTTCCATCATAATCTGCTGCACATCTTAAATATCTTGGAGTGGAAGAACATTGAGTTTGCCATTGAACAATTCCATTAACCTCGCAAACTACTTGATTCCATGTATTAGGATGACCAGTTCCAATTACATACACCCATGCGAATCCCCCTCTAGGAAGAGGACAAACATCACACCAGTATGCTAATCGACTAATCATTAGTTTAAATACTTAACACTAACAACAGCAGCACCAGTAGTACAACGCACAAATGGAGCAGAAGTTTCAACTCCAGTAGTAGCAGAAGTTAAAACAGTCCATCCAGTTGTAGAATTAGTAAGATTTTGTTCTAATGCAGAATCAGATAAGATAGCAACCTTCTTCGGAGGTAATGCATATACCTGATTCTGTGTTAATGTATATACAACTCCCGCTGAAAGCGTACTGATGTATGCCATCTATTTTGTATCCTGAACAAAGATATGTTCGAAATGTTCTTCTTTTTTGAATTGTGGACTAAAGAAAACGAATGTAGGTCCACCCTTACCACTGTCATCTTTAGGTTTCTCAGGTTCCATATCCTTAACAATTGCACCCATCGTTCTGGCTACATTCGCTAAAGTATCTGGCTTCGCCTCTGCCAATTTCTCATCAGTTAAACAATCAATAGACTTAATCATTCTCTTGATTGCTTTACTCGTGATTCTATTCTTAGCATCATTCAAAAAAGATAAATTAGGCTGCTCATTCATTGAACTAGTAGATGTGCTACCGTTTGAATAAGCCGATACTGATGAAGGGGAGATACCAAATTTATCAGCTAATTCTAACGCTTCTTTCCTTCCTTCGATTTCAGATGTTTCTCCAATAATTTTGCGCAAAGAATCAGGGACATTATTGTCTCCTTCTTTACGTCCTTTATTTGGCAAATCCTTAATGATGGCTTCATTAATGATTTGTTTATTAGTTGCGCTGTCTTTGAGTTCATCTTCAAATTCAGCATCTGATACAATTCCCATTGGCATCATTCACCCCATTTACCTGAATGACCTTTTGGTTTTCTATATCCAAACCAAGGTTTAAAAATTGGAGGATAAGTAATTAGTAATCCAAAACCAATTAAAATAATTAAAACAGTAATCATACTATCGGACCATAGGAGTATGCATTCCAAGCAAACCAGCTAAAATAGTAAATATAATGAATGCAATCGTAAATCCCGCACCGAACAAGAATCCTTCAATAAACTTAACCATTGAATTCTCCCATTCTCGTTCCATATATCCTACTTTAGAGAACGAAGTTCATTCAATAAGTTCCAATATTCATGTCCTTTAGTAGCTGGAATATTGGATTCAAGTCCATCATATTCCTTTAGAATCTCTTGAATTCTTTCCGTTACAATTTCTTTTCTAGACTTCTCTACTTTAGTTTCTACTTCAGATTTAATAAAAGGTAGCTTGGAGGGAACTGATGGAACATGAGCCATATATCACCTACTATGAAACAGTGATAGTATAATTACCAGCCGCCGCCGAAAGAACCACAGTAACTGTCGTAGCAGCAGCAATAGAAATATCAGTAACTACACCAGAACCATCAACTAACTGTAACATTGCCTTCGCGATATTGAATGTGAACGAAGCAATGTTAGTAAATGTCTGTGCAGTCATCGTTAGACCTGCACCAGTCTTACCTGTAACTGTAGCTGTTCCACTTGATGGCATTATTCACTCCAATGTTACTGAGAAACAGTAATTGTAAAGACACCAGATGAAGCAGTCACAGTACAAGTAGATGTCGCATGAGCATCAAAATTAACCCACGTCCCATCACTCTTCTGCACACTAATCATCTGATTAAGACAATCAATATTAAAATTACGGATAGCTGTAAACTGTAATGCACTAACTGAAGAACCAGCTCCAGTAGGTGCAGTGATTGTAGCTGTTCCACTCATCTTATTTCCTCACTATAAAATTTTATGTTTTCACCACAATAATATTAGGTGAAAGTTCAGCCGATACACCCAGGGCGAACGTGGTCATTATACACTAGATGAAACTGAAAGTCAAATCTCTTTTTTATTATAATATTGATACCAGTTATATGAAATATGGGACCCTAATTTTAATAGAAAAATTTAGACAGAGATTCAATTAGGATGGCCGCCGTGTAATTTTTACACACAGTCCCTTACAAAAGGGGTATCCCCCTATGGCATAAGAAGTACCATAGAGTCATACCAAGTCAGTTAAAATCATGTACTGTAAAGTCATAATGGTAAATATTCCCCATTACACACTAGCAATATCGATGCCAACTAATCTATTGAGGATGGACCATGTTAGATGTCGATAGTGTCATATGATGGCCTCGCGAGTCATATTCGGGGCAAGAATGTAATGTAACACGCGAGGTTGCAATCATGCGATATGACTCTTTGGACATAATATTATGAAGTCCCTAGGTAGAAGTCTTGGCATCAGTCCTGCATTGTATAATGTTGTCGAGAGCCTGTAACGAAACAGCCGGATGGACGGTATCAGGATTACGGTTCTGAGATATGAAATCCGGTGAGGCAGTAAGGAAGTAGGCTCTTGACAAATGCAAAAGGTTATGGTAGACTGGTCTTGCAAGTGAGGAACGGCTAACAAACGAATCGAGGATACAAATGGAAACGAAAGTTGGCAAGTTTAGTTTCGCAATTCCCGAGGGACACGCGCAGGCTGGCGAAAAGGTTGAAAAGACTTTCGATTATCAGGTTTGCAATACTCAGGAAGAGGCAGACAAGGTAATCGCTGACAAGAAGTGGAACGTTGTCAGTATGGTCAATGATGTCTTGAAGGCAAATGCTCGCAGTAATGCCTACCAGGCCGCATTGCTTCCATATCGTCCATCTGAAGTTTCGCCCGAGGAAATCAAGGAAAGAATGGTTCGGGATTACATTCGACTTGGTATTCCGGAAGATACGGCGCGTAAGCAGGTTGAAGCTTTGCTTGAAGCTACCAAGACTGCCTCTGAGTAATTGATATAAATGTCCTGAGTCATGACACTAAACTGACTCAACTAATTTCAACTAACTATTTTGAAATGGAGTCTGTATGCGAAAAGTAGAAATTCAATACCACGAAGAAAATGAAAAGAAAGTTTGTGTATTTTTTATTGAAAACAAAAACATATATATCAAATGGTATCCAGGAGGATTACACGAATATTGCAGAAATGAAATTGAAAATTGGTTATATCGAAACATCATTCCAGTAGATGTATATTTCTAGACTACCAGAATAACGGTAGTTACTTTTCACTATTTCTTATCGCCATCTCCAACAAATACAATTTAATATTATTTCTTATCGTTAAGAACAATAATTCTTAATGATATAATATTATATGTCATTTTTCTGACACCCTCTCTCTCTGTATCCACCCCCCACTTCCACACATACCTACCGACCTAATAAGTGGACACTTGCGGA